AACCGCGCGGAACTCAATCCCAAGATGGTCGAGACGCGCCAGAAGGTTGCGACCACGGCGGGCCTTGAGCAGTTCATGACGAAGTTCCTGGAGTCTCAGGCGCAGCAGACCGAGGACTTCAAGCAGATGCTGATGCAGGCATTGCAGACGATGAACGCGCCGCGTGAGTTGGTGCGCGATCCCAAAACTGGCAGGGCGATTGGCAGCCGGGTGAGCAATGGCTAGCGGCGTGGGGTCGGCCACGCTGGACTTTGGCGCATTCCCCGGTTCCAACGAGGCATCGGTGACGTTCTCGGATGCCTCTGTCTCGACGACTTCCGGCGTTGAAGCGTATGTGATGGGCGGCGACACCACGGCCGACCATACCGCCGACGATCACAAATACTTTGCGTGTTTTGTCGGCTTATCTGCGTCCCCGACCAATGGCGTGGGCGGGACGATCTATGCGCGCAGCGAACACAAACTCCAAGGCACCTTCAAGGTGCGTTACGTGTGGGCAGATTAATCTATGGCACTTGATGCAAATGTCGTTGGCCTGTCCGGCACGAAAGCCGAGGTAACCGCCGATAACCGGCTTAAGGCTGAGCTAGAAACCGATGCGGTTGCGAACGCCGATCAGGTTGGCGGTGTCCGTGCGTTTAATGAAAACGATGCGGGGGCATTGACCGGGGTTGTATCGCTGATCTCCCCTGAGGTCGATTCAGACTATCGCGTTCGCGTGGCCGGCGATTTGATGCTGGACGAAGAAAACTTCAATTACACCGCGCAGAACACCGGCAAGCATGGTTACGCCAATACCACGATGACGAACACGTGGACTGCCGGGCAGCTCACTACAAACGGCAGCTCCATCACGACGACGACGACGGGAACTAATTTCCAGACGTATGCTTATTTCCCGATAATTGGCACGCAGACGCTTTCCGCTGATGTAGAAATAGGCTTCAGCGCGCAGCCACAAACGAATTCGTTTATTGAGTTTGGATTCATGCTTGTGGGCGGCGCTGCTGCCGCTCCGACGGATGGCGTGTTCTTCCGCCTTAATTCATCGGGATTGCAGGGCATCGCTTCATTTAACGGTGCCGAAACGTCCACCGGCGTATTCCCGGCTACTGCGGGCACAGGTACGTGGACGTACACCAATAGTAAGCGATACCAGTTCATTGTGTATGTCAACGCCACGAACGCAGAGTTCTGGGTGGATGATGGCACTGGCGCAGCAAAGCTAGGCACAATTCCTTTGCCGGCCGCTCAAGGCCGCATCTGCATGGCGACAGCATTGCCATTTGCGCTCAAGCACCGCATCACCGGCGGCGCGGCGGGCGGCGTTCTGCAAGCCACGATGGGCGCTTATAGCATTCGTCTTGGCGGGTCAAACTTGACGACGATTCCAGGCACGCAGGGCAGCCGCGTCTACGGCAGCTACCAGGGCCTGTCCGGCGGCACGATGGGTTCACTGGCGACCTATCCGAACAGCACCAACCCGACGGCCGCATCGCCTTCCAATACGGCCCTGACGGCCAACCTGCCGGGCGGTCTTGGCGGTCAGGGTGCGGTCACTGCGGCAGCCGCCGCCGCGACTGACGGCATCTGGGGCAGCTATCAGGTCCCTGCGGGCACGGTCAACGTGCAGGGCCGCCGGCTCGTGATTCGTGGCGTGCGTATCGACGCAGTAAACAACGGTGCGGCCGTTGCGACGACGGCAACGACGATTCAGTTCTCACTGGCATACGGTCATACAGCGGTCTCGCTGGCGACGGCGGAAACCGGAAGCGTAAAAGCCCCGCGCCGAATCCCGCTTGGCTTCATGACTTGGGCCGTGGGCGCTGCGATTGGCGCACAGCCGCAGAACGGCCCGATGTTCGTGGACCTTGGCGACGCGCCGATCTTCGTAAATCCGGGCGAGTTTGTGCAGCTCGTGGGCAAGTTCCTGATCGGCACCGCGACGGCTTCGCAGGTTATCAACTTCGTTTGGCAGCCGATCTACGGCTGGGAATAAGCCATGTCCCTGCTGCTTGCGCGCTTAGCGAGCGGCACGCCCCCCGTAGCGGAGGAAGCCGGCCAGACGCCCGCCGGCAGGCGCACCAAGCGCCGCTATTTCGTCGAGATCGACGGCCAGCAGTTCCTAGTAGACACGCCGCAGCAGGCCATGGCGCTTCTGGAGCGCGCACAGCGGCTTGCAGAGCAGACCGCGCAGGACGACGCCGAGCGGATCGTATCGGCCGCCCTGCCGCGTATCCGTGCGCTTGGGAAGGTCGAGCCGGTCAGGCTCGCCCCGCGCATCAAGACGGATGTGCGGACGCCCGAGGTTGAGCGGATCAAGGTCGAGATCGCGCGCATCTACGCGCAGGCCGCACAGGCTGCCGAAATTCGGCTGCTCATGGAGCGGCAGGCGATTCAGGACGACGAGGACGAAGCCGAGGAACTGATCCTCATGGGGATGTTGTGAGTCCGGAAGAAGCGATTGCAAAAGCCGAGCGCGTCAAGCGGCTGGTCAGTGACCCTGACCTTGCGGATGCGTTCGTGCAGGTGCGTGGGGCGATCCTCGACAAGATCGAGCAGTGCCCCATTCGTGACACCGAGGGCGCGGAAAAACTGCGCCTCATGTTGAAGCTCTTAAACGACGTGAGAGCGAATCTCACTGCGGCCATCGAAGATGGAAAGATGGCGCAGTTCCAGATCGAGGAAAAGCGTCGGTTCAAATTGTTCAAGAGGTGACTATGAGCGACCAAGCCGCGCCAGCGGAGTCGCTGAATGACAGAATCGGGGCCGCCCTGATGGGCGACCCGAAGCCGCAGCCGAAGGCCCCTGTGCAGGAAACCGCGCCGGAACCTGAGGCCCCTGTCGAAGCCGCGACCGATGAAGCCACCGAGACCGAGGCAGCAAGTGAGGCTCCGGCCGAAACTGCCGACGAATTCGTGGAAGTCGAGTACGAGGGCGAGCGGTGGAGCGTTCCAAAGAAGCTGTCCAAGGCGATCATTCAGGAGTCTGATTACACCAAAAAGACTCAGGAAGTCGCTGACCAGCGCAAGCAGGTCGAGTATCAGGCGGCGCAACTCAAGTTGGCGGAATCCGAGCGGCAGTTTGCCGAGACGGTCCGTCCCGAGTTGACGACGCTGATGCAGCTCGACCAGCAGTTGGCGCAGTTCAAGGCGCTTGATTGGAACAACCTGTCAACGGACGAAGCGTTCCGCTACAAGCTGACGCACGACCAGTTGAAGGAGCAGAAGGCGGCTCTTGAGTCGGAGCTCGGCAGCAAGCGCGCCCGGTTCGATCAGGAGATGCAAGCGGCTTATCGCGAGATGCTCGACAAAGGCATCGAAACGCTAAAGCGCAGCATCCCGAACTTTGGCGAGGGCACTGCAAAGGAAATCGTGGAATACGCCGAACGCGACGGCTACACGAAGGACGAGGTGGCGCAGATCATCGATCCGCGCTACATCAAAACTCTCTGGAAGGCCGCCCAGTACGATCGGCTGCAATCGCAGTCGAAGGCGACGGCATCGACCTTGCAAAAGGTCGCGCCTATCGGCAAAGCCGCGCCAAGCAATCCGATGTCTCCGCAGACAAAGGATTATCTTAACTACCGCAAGACGATCCAGAAGCTGCCCAAAGGCTCACAGCAGCATCAGGCAGTGGTCAAGGATCGCATTGCGTCGATCTTCGGGAAGTAAAAAATGGCGATTGTTTCCGGTACTACGTGGACTCGTGCCACGGCCAACTCGCTGACCTACGGCTCCAACATCCGTGAGGACCTTGAGGATGTCATCTGGGAACTCGACCCGATGGACACTTGGGCGCTGACGAACCTGGAGAAGGTTCAGGCGACCGCGACCTATCACGAGTGGCTGGCTGACGACCTTGCGGCCGCTGCCGCGAACCTCGTCCGTGAAGGCGACGACGCCACGTTCTCGACTGCCGCGCCGGCTCGCCGCCTCGGCAATTACATGCAGATCAGCAACAAGACCTTCATCGTGTCCGACACGTTGGAGATCGTGAACAAGGCTGGTCGCAAGACGGAGACGGGCCGTCTCGGTACCAAGCTCCTGAAGGAGCTGAAGCGCGACATGGAGTTCGCGCTGGTGCGGAACCAAGCTTCGTCTCTCGGTGCGGACGCGACCGCGCGCTCGACTGCCGGCATGGAGTCGTGGATCAAGGGTCCGACTGCCTCGACGGCCAACACGATTGCCAACGTCGTGACGGCTACGACCACGGCGGCGTCGGCCACGACCATCGGCTTTGCGTCGGGTGTCGTGACGGCTCCGACTGATGGCTCAACGACTGGCACGCTGTCGGTCGGCCAGCTCAACATGGCGCTGGCTGGATCGTGGGAAGATGGCGGCGACCCGCGCGTTATTCTGGTCGGCCCGACGCAGAAGGCGGTCATTGACCAGTTCACTGGCGTGGCGACTCGCTTCGTGGACACCAGCCCGCGTTCGCAAGCGCCGATTGTCGGTGCGGCCAACATGTACGTGTCGAGCTACGGCTCGCCGCACATGGTCGTACTGTCGCGGTATGTCCGGTCGAGCGTGGTCCTGTGCATCGACCCGGATTACTGGGCGGTGGCGTTCCTGCGTAAGCCGCAGGTCAAGGACCTCGCCAAGACGGGCGACGCAACCAAGAAGCTGATCGTTACCGAATTCGGCCTCGTGTGCCGGAACGAAAACGCCAGCTCGAAGGTCGTGGCCTGCGCCTAATGGATCGGGGGCGGGGGAAACCTCGCCCCCTTTCTTATGCCGAGAGTGAAAAAGCGCTCAGTCGTCATTTACGGGCGCGGACGCTCCAGTGAGTTCGCGGCACCTGACGGTGCCATCGTCATCAGGCTGAAGCGAGACCCGAAACCGTGCGACGTCAGGGTCGGTCGGTCGGTGATCTTTCAGGGAAAGGAACCGTTCTGGCATTTCAACGATCCGCCGAAGTGGATCGACTACTACCGGCGATTTTCGTCGCGCAAGCCTTCGACGGGCTTATGCGCGGTGTTTCTCGCCAGTGAAAAGCTCAACATCGGAACGCTGTATTTGGCGGGATTCGACAACCTGCTGGATGGCGTGCCGATTCCGGGACACGACATGCGCGCCGAACTTGAGGCGCTGAACAGTCTCGGTCTCAACATCGTTGATGCGAGGGAATGTGGCGCAGTTCGTTGATTACGATCCCCTCCGAGGGGTTGAGCAGTGGGAAGATCGGACGATTGGCGGAAACATGCAGTGGCATTACCGCCAGGATGTCGAGCCGATTCTGGAACTCGCGAAGTACGAGCGGCTGAACGGGTTGGCCGACAAGGCCGGGAAGGAAGCGAAGCAGGATATCTACCTGTACGCCCGGATTCCCCCGGTGGTCATTCTCAAGCTCAAGTACGAGTACGGCATTGATGTGTTCAAGCGCGATCACATGAAGCGCGCAATGGAAATCATCAATCGCGATTTCCCGCACCTGAAGTGCACCGACAAGCATCACGCGCTCCGCAACTGATGGCAAAGGTTTTGGAGATTCAGCCGGCGAAGGAAAAGCCTTATCGCCGCGCTACCGCTTTGACCGAGGCTGGCGAGATTGATGAGGCGTTTGATGTCCTCGACGGCATATTGAAAGAGGACCCGAACGACCCGCAGGCACTCGCCATCATGGCGGAAGTGCTGAAGAAGGCGAAGAAGCTCCCGATGGCGTATGCCGTCGCGCAACGGGCAGCGGCATTAAAGCCGGAACGCCCCGAAGTATGGGCGACGCTTGGGCACTGCGCGCAGCAGCTCTGGCGGCTCGATGAGGCGTTGTCGTGCTATCGCAAGGCGAAGCAACGCGCGCAGACGAAAAAGCAACTGGCGCTCTACCTGAACAACATCGGGTCGGTCCATCTGGACGGCGGCGAGTTTGCAAAGGCAGAGCCGCATGTGCTTGAGGCGCTAAAGCTCGTTCCCGATGACATGCAGGCCCGTCACAACCTCGGGCTGTGCTATCTCGGGCAGCGCCGCTGGCGCGAGGGCTGGATCAACTACTCTGCCAGCATCGGCAGCGGGGTGCGGCTCAACACCAAGTATCTTGCCGAGCCAGAGCCGACTTGGGACGGGACACCCGATAAGACGGTGGTGATCTACGGCGAGCAGGGGTTGGGCGACGAGATTTGCGCCGCGAGCATGGTTCCCGACGCCATGCGCGACTGCAAGCGGGTGATTCTGGACTGTGATGCAAGGTTAGCGCCGCTGTTCCGTCGTTCATTCGGCTGCACGGTTCACGGCACGCGAACAGCGAAAGACCTGAACTGGCCGGCTGAAGATCAGGCAATTGACGCCAGCATCAGCAGCTTTGAGATTGGGAAGTTCTACCGGAACGACGACAAGGACTTCCCCGGCACGCCGTATCTGACGCCGTGCCCGGATCGCACGTTCATGTGGAAGGCGCTGCGGATATCGAAGCGCAAGCCGATGATCGGAATCGCGTGGAGCGGCGGGACGTTCCACAACGCCGGCATGTTCCGCAAGCTGCCCCTGTCGGACTGGCGTCCGATCTTCGATGCGGTAGACGCTCATTGGGTGTCGCTGCAATACAAAGATGCCAGTGCTGACATCGCCGGCACGCCGGTCGTGCAGTATGCCCACGCGACGCTGACGAAGGATTACGACGACACGGCGGCGCTCGTTGCTGCCTGTGATCTCGTCATCTGCGTACAGACATCAATCGGCCACCTTGCGGGCGCTTTGGGTGTCCCGGCGTGGGTGATGGTCCCGCACACCTCGCAATGGCGCTATGGCGAGAGTTACCGGGACATCCCCTGGTATTCAAGTGTAAAGCTCTATCGACAGGTCACGGAATGGCCGGTTGGCGAAATCGTGGCCGATCTTCGGAGGATGTTTGCTAATCACTGACGAGTACCGTGCAGAGCAACAGCAGATGCACGAGCGATATACCTATGGCGTGGCGTCGATCAAGCGCGCTCCGATGGTGACAGAGATCATCAACCGGCTTGAGGTTACGCACCTTCTGGACTATGGGTGCGGCAAGCACACCAACCTCCTGAAGAATATCAAGCCAAAGCACAAGCTGACTTATCAGGCATATGACCCGGCGGTTCAGGAATTTGCGGACGCACCGATCCCGGCGGAGATGGTGGCTTGCGTTGATGTCCTCGAACACATCGAGCCGCACCTCCTGGACAACGTACTAGACCACCTGCAAGCACTGACCGAGGTTGTGTGCTTCCTGACGGTGGATACCGGCCCGGCGGGGAAAACCCTGTCGGATGGTCGGAATGCTCACCTGATCCAACAGCCGATGGAATGGTGGCTGCCGAAACTTCTGGCGCGGTGGGATATGCAGTCGTGTCAAAAGATCAACGCGCACGCGTTCTGTTTCATCGGATACGTCAAGCCGCGAGCGATTGAGAGCGTCGAAGGGGGAAAGCTCAGTGCTTAACGTGTTCGTCGGGTACGACCCACGGGAAGCAGCGGCGTATCACACGTTCTGCCAGTCGGTCATCGAGTACGCATCGATCCCGGTCAACTTTGTTCCGTTGCACCGGCCGATGCTCAACAACTTTGACGGACAGCGCGACGGAACCAATGCGTTCATCTTTTCGCGGTTCCTGGTGCCGTCGCTGATGGGATTTGACGGGCTTGCGCTGTTCTGCGACGGCGACATGGTGGTGCGCGGGGACATCGCCGCGTTGTTTGCCGAGCATCAACCCGGCAAAGCGGTGTCGGTCGTCAAGCACGACTACCGGACCAAGTACCGGCGCAAGTACGTCGGCACGCCAATTGAGAACGCGAACGTTGACTATCCCCGCAAGAACTGGTCCAGCGTGATCCTGTGGGATTGCGGGCACGAGCAAAACAAGATTTTGACCGCCGATTTCGTGGCATCTGCGCCGGGCAGTCTGTTGCATCGGTTCGACTGGCTGCCGGATGAGTTAATCGGGGAACTGCCCGAGTGCTGGAACAAGCTGATCCGCGAGCAGGTGGAGGAAGGCGGCGACATGCTGCGTCACTACACGCTCGGGATTCCGGGGATTGAGCATTACCAATTCGACGGGGCGGAGTGGCACCGGCATTTCCTGAATGCCATCCGCATCGAAGGCAACCACCCCGCCGACACGGTTAAGCGAGCATTGGAGCGCACCTAGTGGCCGTTATCTCAAACTACGAAACGCTGCTGACGGCCGTTGGCGACTATCTCGCGCGCGACGATCTTTCGACCTTTGCGCCCAACTTCGTGCAGAACTGGGAGGAGCGGTTCTATCGCCAGCCGGCCAATTGGGGGCCGTGGATGGAGAGCGCCCTTACGCTGACGCTCGCATCCGGTGTGGCGGAAGTGCCGGAAGGGTTTTTGGGGCTAAAGCTCGCGTATGTGGATTCGTCCCCGGCGTGGCCGTTGCAGCGCGTCAGTGCACAGATGCTCTATAGCAAGTACCCCCGCGGGATGAGCAGCGGCAAGCCGGTGATGATCGCGCGGGATCAGGGCAACTTTGTCTTTGGTCCGCTCCCGGACAGCGATTACAACATCGCCGGCACTTACTACGCCAAGCCGACCGCGCTGCGCTCCATTGACTCGGGCGTCAATTGGATGATTACCAACGCGGCCGACCTCGTGCTGTATGGGGCGCTGCTCGAGGCGGAACCGTTCCTGAAGAACGACGGCCGGATCGCGGTGTGGCGCGACTTCTACACCGACGCTCTTGCGGACTATCGCGATCTCGTGCGCGATGAGGACACGATGGGTTCACCGATGCAGGCGCAGCTCGCGTGAGAGAGGCGGACGGTATCGTAAAATTCGGGGAATGGCTTCCCGACCTGCCGACGCTCGACAATCCCGGCCTGACGGAAGCCAAGAACGTCATCCCTACGGACAGCGTTTATAAGCCCTTCCTGCCGGTCTCCGGGACCGGGGATGCTCTGGCATCCCTCCCGATGGGCGGGCTGTCTACGGTCGATACCAGCGGTTCTGGCTTCTTCTACGCGGCGACGCAGACCAAGATTTACCTGCGCTCGGGGACGGGCTGGTCGTCGCGGTACGGCGGGACGTTCACGACGGCGGCAGACGGGTATTGGTCCGGGTGCCAGTTCGATGAGCTGGCGATCTTCACCAACTATTCCGACGTGCCGGTCTATTCGGTTGCGGGATCGGGAACCAACTTCGCATCGCTCGCGACTTCCGGCACGGCTCCGAATGCCCGTTGCGTGGGGGTGGTGGGTAGGTTCGTGGTGCTTGGGGACACGGACCTTTCGGCCGCAACGCCGAACGGGATTCAGTGGTCGGCCATTGACGACCCGAACAACTGGCCCACTCCAGGAAGTGCAGGCGCGCAGGCAGTCCAGAGCGGTGAACAGTTCCTGAATGCCGCTTATGGGCCTGTTACCCACATCGTCGGCGGTGAACAGTCTGGAATCGTGTTCCAGCGCAACGGCATCACCCGCATGACCTACGTCGGCGGGAATGTGGTGTTCCAGTTCGACACCATCGAGCGGGCGCGGGGAGCGTTGTTCCCGAATAGCGTTGTGCAGTTTGGGCGGTTGGCTTACTTCATCTCGGGCGACGGGTTCTATGTGACCGATGGCGTGGAAGTGAAGCCCATCGGCTCGCAGAAGGTGGACAACTACTTTGGCGATGACGTTGATACGTCGTACAAGAATCGCGTCCGTGGTGCGGTGGACTACGCCAACAAGTGCATTTACTGGGTCTACCCGGGGGCCGGGAATACGGGCGGCCTGCCTAACAAGGTGCTGGTCTACAACTACGAGGAAAACCGTTGGAGCCGTGCCGAGGATGCGGTGGCGTTCTGCGTCTCCGGCGTCACGACGGCGATTACGTTGGATGACCTCGATGACTACTTCTCATCGTTGGATATCGTCACGCCGTCACTCGATGCGGACCAATGGGCGGGCGGCAACAATACGATTCTCGCTTTTGATAGCGACTACAAGCTCGGCGCATTTTCCGGCTTGGCTGGCACTGCTGTCCTTGACGGCGGGGAAGTAGAGCTAACCCCGGGCAGGTTGACCCGCGTGCAGGGCGTGAAGCCCCTGGTTACAGGCGACGACCCGGAGATGACTGTGGCCCTTGGGGTCCGCGACAGTCTCGGGGATTCGGTCACGTATCTGACCGCACGGACGCCCAATGCTCGCACGGGGTTTGCTGACTATCGTTCAGAGTCTCGCTATCACCGCGCCCGCGTGACGATTGAAGGCAACTTCACTGCGGCGATCGGGTTGGAGTTCCAGGCTATAGCGTCGGGTGCTGCATGAGCCTGCCGCATGTCCCGATTTATGACCCGAACGAGCGGCGGCACCGCGAGCGGATGGCCGAAACGCTCAACAACCTGAAAGCTTCATACGAAAGCCAGACGCAGCAGTGGTCTGGCACGGCTCCGTCAGTTGAGCTTTACGAGACCGACGGCACCGCTAATAAGCGCAAGTGGCGCTGGACCGCTGACGGCGGAAAACTCACGCTGACCTATCGCACGGACGCGGGCGCGCTTGCGGGGGTCGGTGGGCTGATGCGGTTCAACAATGCGCCCACGGCACTTGTTGGCGAGAACAACCTCGTCGAGTTCGGGTGGAGCGGCGCGGGCAATTCCCGCGTCCACGCGCTCGCGTTCACGGCGGGGACGACGCCAAGCGACCCTGAGTTCCTGCTTGACAACTCGTTCGGCATGGCGGCGTTTCTCGGTCTCGGCATCTATGCGTGGGCGGAGTCCTACTCGCTGCAGACGAACTACATCGGCATGTTCCACGACGGCACCAATGGAACGGTGCAGGCGACGGGGCAAGTCATCCTTGACGGAACGGCGGTTCGTCTCGGGTCCGCCTCGGGTCCGTTGATCGACTGGGGAACCGGCACGCCAGAGGGCGCGGTGACGGCTCCTGTCGGCTCGCTGTTCCTGCGGACGAACGGCGGCGCTGGAACGACGTTGTACGTCAAGGAAAGCGGCACCGGGAACACCGGATGGGTGGGCAAGTAATGGCAGCGATTGACGACTTAAAGGCGCAGCGCGACGACCTGACCAACACGCTTGATGCGTTGCAGGCGCAGAAGGCATCCCATCAGGCGCGTATTGATTTCCTGAATGCCCGGATCGCCACGGTGCGCGACAGGAAAGACCGCATCGTGCTGGCGATCAGAGACCTGTCGGACAACTGGAACCCCGCTTGACGTTTGACGCGGCCAACCTTTTCGCGGTCAACCGCTCGCAACTCGATGAGGTGTGGCCGGCTGTCGAGCCGTTCCTGCGGCGCTTTGAAGCGGAAACGCAAACGACGACCGTCGATATCATGCGCTCAAAGCTGGACGAGGCAGAGGCGCAGTTGTGGTGCTACGCCGAGGACGGCGAGATTGTTGGCGTTGGCTTAACGGAAGTCTACGAACACCACCGGGGGCGGTTCTGCCGCGTGTGGGTGATCTGCGGCGATCTGGAGCCGTACCTGCAAGGGCTGGCTCACGCAATCGAGAAATGGGCGGAGTCCATCGGGTGTACGGCAGTTGAGATCAACGGCCGGCGCGGATGGGCGCGGGTTCTGGAAGGTTACAAGACGAAAGCTTGGGTCATTGAGAAAGACCTACGGACGGTGCACTGATGGCAACGACGATCCCGACATTCCCGACTTATGGCGCGGCGGCAATGCTGCCGGACTCGCTGAAAGTGCGGCCAGTCACGAGCTACCCGACGCGCCCGACCTCGGGCAAGTACAACATGCAGGCGTTCGACATGGCAGGGGTGCCGGCGAACTACGTCGCCCCGCCGCCTCCTCCGCCCGCACCGAACACACCCAATACGCCGAACATCCCGAACATTCCGGGCCTCAACCTGGGTGGGCTGTTTGGCGGGCTTGGCGGGATCAACTGGCAGGCGCTGCTCGCTCAATACGGTGGGCTTCTCGGTAACAAGCAGCCCACCCCAACCACTCCGACAGCACCGACCGCGACGAATCAAGCAATCAGTGTCCCCAACTTGCAGGGACTGCTGGCGCGCATCAATGCCGGCAAGGGGTACATGTAATGGGCGCATCTTCGGGTCCGTCGAATACTTCCAGCACGCAGCGGATTGAACCGCCGAGCTATCAGCTCCCGTATCTGACGCAGGGCTTGGGCTACGCGCAAGGGATGCTCAATCAGGGTGCGCCCAAGCAATACACCGGCGCGACGGTGGTCCCGTTCTCGCAGCAGTCGCAGGCCGCGATGGCGGGCATCGAGAAGCGCGCATCGGCTGGAAGTCCGGTGGTCAGGGCGGCGCAAAACTACGTCACCAACGGACTCAATGCCGCCAACCCTTACGGGAACGTGAATAACCCGTACCTGAATGCAACCTTCAAGCAAGCGGCGCAGCAGACGCAGGGGCAACTCGCCAGCGAGTACGCACGTTCTGGGCGGAACATCCAAGCTTCACAGCCGGTTCGTTCCGATCAACTGAACAACCTCGCTACGCAAATCTATGGCGGGGCATACGACGCCGAGCGGAATCGCCAGCTTGCCTACACGGGCCAGCAACAGGGGCTTCTGTCGGCCGCTCCCGGTCTTGCCGCGCAAGACTATCTCGACCTCGGCCAGCTTCAGGGCGTCGGCTCTCAGGTTGAGGACTTGGCGGGTCGGTATCAGCAGGACGCGCAGCAGCGGTTCAACTACGAACAACAGGCGCCGCAGATGTTGCTGGATCAGTACCTCGGGCGCGTGCGCGGCACGGATTACGGCTCTACGTCGATGGGCACGCAGACCGGGGCGGGCGGCTCTAGCAAGTTGGGAAGCTCGTTGGGCACTGCCGCTGCGGCGGGTGGGCTTGCAAAGCTTCTCGGGGCTTCTAATCCGTGGGTCGCTGGTGCTGCGGCGGCTGGCGGGCTGTTGGGGTTGTTCTAATGAACTGGCTAGATCGCATCATCGGCACGGAGAACAGCGGCCCTTTGGCTGACCCTGAGAAAGCGTTTCGCCCGACAGGATTGCTCGGCGCGTTTGGCGGCGGGCAGGGCTTGCTGGACTTCGGCCTTTCGCTAATGTCCAACAGCGGATACGAAGGGCGCAAGCGCGGTTTCGGTGAAATCTTCGGCAACAGCTACCTTCAGGCGCAGCAGATGGCGCAGCAGCGCGCCTCGCAGAAGCTGATGGACGAGTGGCGTCAGACGCAGATCGAGCAGGCGCAGCGGCCCGAGGTTGACCGTCGCCCGCTGGTGCCTTCGGTTGACCCCAAGACCGGCAAGACGGTGTACACCCCGCAGGCCGAAGCGGCGGGCCGTGAAGTGCCGATGGCGCCGCGTGGAGCCGCCAGCGATCCCGAGTCGATCCAGATCGCCAACATGCTGACCGACCCGACTGTGCCGGAGGAAAAGAAGGCGGCACTGCGGCAGTACATGAAGATGAAGTATCCGGGTCCGCAGCCGGCACAAGAGCCGCTGATCCCGGTGCGCACTGCCGATGGCCGCACGATCCTTATGCCTCGCTCTCAAGCGTCCGGGATGGAGCCGGGCGCGCAACGGGAGAACTTCGTCCCGTCCGAGGGCGAGCGCACCGCGTCCAACTACCTCGGCAGAATGCAGGCCGCTGAGAAGCTGCTTGGCGATTACAACCCATCAAAGACGGATTACATCGCCGCCAATCAGATGATGTCCGGCGGAGCCATGCGTGGCTCTCTCGCCAACATGGCAATCAGCCCCGAAGGCCAGAAATACTATCAAGCGGCTGCTGACTGGGTGCGCGCCAAACTTCGCAAGGAATCCGGCGCGGTGATTGCGCCGGAGGAAATGGCGCAAGAGATCAAGACGTATTTCCCAATCCCGGGCGATAGCGAAGGGGTGCGTCGGCAGAAAGCTCAGGCCCGTCAGCAAGCGATGATCGGTATGAAAGAGATGGCCGGGCGCGCAGGCGCACCTCCGTCTCCTATGGGCGATGACCCGCTCGGGCTGCGCTAATGAAGCTCAAAGAGTTCCGCGCCGAATATCCGCAGTACAACGACCTTAACGACATCGAGCTTGCGAACGTTTTGCACCGCAAGTTCTATTCCGATGTCCCTATCGTCAAGTTTTACCGGCAGATCGGCGCGCAGGCTCCCAAGGAATACGACGCATCGGAAGGCATGAGCGGCGGCGAGCTGTTCATCGCTGGTGCCCAAAAGATGGGCAAGGGCCTTTGGCGAGGACTCAAGGCGCTTGAGGTTCAGGCCAAACCGTATATCCCCGCCGATATCAAGGCCAAATCCGATGCGTTCTATCGGCAGCAAGAGGACGCCATCAACGCGCGCGATGCCGACCTGATGCGGAATTGGGAGGCCAAAGGCGGCGCGATTACAGGGGCAGCCACGCTCGGCGCGCCGCTGGCCGCCGTTCCTGGGGCCAATACCCTGTTGGGCGCCTCGGTCATTGGCGCGCTCACGGGCGCTGCGCAGCCTGTAGGGACCAAAGACAGCAGGGCCAAGAATGCGATTGTCGGCGGAATTGCCGCCCCTGCGACGATGGCTGCGGGGCGTGGGCTTGCGGCCGGATATCGCGGGCTTAAGTCTATGGTCGAGCCGCTGACGCGGGGCGGTCAAGAGCGGATCGCCGCGCGTGCGTTGGAATCGTTTGCTGGCGGCCCGCAGGCGGCTGACGATGCTGCGGCGGCGATCGCGAATGCCGGGCCAGAGTTGCCGGGCTACCAGCCGACAACCGCAGAGTTAGCGGGCAATGCCGGGCTGTCGCAGCTTGAGCGGCAGATCGCCAATAACCCGGAGTATCTGACCGCGCTGACTCAACGGGCGCAGGACAATCGCGGGGCGATTCTGTCGGCGGTCAATTCCGTTGCTGGTGATGATGCGGCCATGAAAGCCGCCGTGCAGGCGCGGCAGACGGCCGGGAATCAGTTGTATCCGGCAGCCAAGGCCGCCGTTGTTCCAGCCGATGAGGGGCTTACAAAGCTTCTGGCGCGGCCGTCGATGGCGGCGGCATGGACGAAGGCCCAACAGCTAGCGGCGGAGTTTGGCGAACAACTGCCCGAGGTGGCAGACGCGGCGAACATTGACGGTCGCTCGCTCCATTACCTGAAGATGGCGATGGACGACCTCGCGGACAACCCGGCGGCCAATGGCTTTGCGGGCAATCAGGCGCGGGCCATCAAAGACACGCGCGCAGCGTTCGTTAAGTGGGTAGAAAGCAAAATCCCGGAGTACCGGGTCGCGCGGGAGACTTACGCCGACCTGTCCAAGCCGATCAACCAAATGGAGATCGGCAAGGTTCTGCGCGACAAGCTGCAACCGGCGCTGGCGGATTTCGGCGCGTCCACGCGGATGCGTCCGCAATCGTTTGCGCAGGCAATGCGTGACGGCGATACGGTGGCGGCCAATGTGTTGAACCGCAGTAACGCCAGCATTGCCGACATCATGACGCCGGACCAGATGGCGACGCTGAACAAGGTCGGGCAGACGCTCGGCAGACAGGCGAAGGCGTCAGAGCTTGGCAAGGCGGTTGGCTCGAACACCGCACAGAATCTGATTAGCCAGAACGTCATGCGGCAGATTCTCGGGCCGCTCGGGCTTCCGCAGTCCACGATGGAGCGCGCGGCGCAATCGACGTTGCTTCAATCGGCGTTGCGGCCTGTGCAGTGGGCGGGCCGTCTTGGCGAGGCTAAGGTGATGGACAAGCTCGCAGAGGCGGCGCTTGATCCGAAGGTTGCCGAAGCGTTGCTTAAGGCGGGCGTACCGGCCAACAAGATCGGCCTCTTGCAGTATCAGGCGCTGCTCAACGCGCCTGCGGCTGTATCAGGGGCCAATTCGATGAAATAGCGCCCGCTTCACTTTTCCTTCAGGGATCACCCGATATAGCAACCGCGCAATCAGTGCGGCGGCTAGGAAAAGTATTAGCGCGACAAACGGCTTGATGATTAGTCCAGCTAACCAGGGTCCCATAAATGTCCGCCATTTCCGACTGGTCAACCACTCCGGCGAACAACAATAGCACGCCCCCGGACGGGGCGCCCGAGGGCATGGCCCCGTCGTCGGTGAACGACGTTCTGCGCGAGATGATGGCGCAGATTCGGACCTGGTACGAGGACGCGGCGTGGGTGGATTTTGGCTACACATACACCCGGCTCGCCGCCAACCAATTCAGCCTGAGCGGCGATTATTCCGCACTGCACCATGTGGGCAGACGGGTGAAGATGTCCGGTTCCGCCACGGCCTACGGGACCATCTCGGCGGTTGAGTACAACTCGCCCAATACCGTTGTCACGCTCGCAGAGACGACGGTGCCGTCTACGCTGGATGCCGTGGCGGTGTCGGTCATTGGGGCCGACAACTCCCCGATGCCGTACAACTCGACCGACTACGCGCGGCTTTCTGCTGAGAACACGTTTACCGACTCCATCATCATCAACGGTGGCGGTGCCGATGCGCTGCAACTGAAAGCCGGCACCAGCGATCACGTTTACATCGAGTTCTTTGCTGACTCTGCTGCGCTTTCCAGCCGCAGCGGCTATTTCGGTTATGCCAGTGCTGGCACCGGCAGCCTGTCGCTCTTTAACGAGATGGGCGGCAATCTCATCCTTGGCACCGAAACCGCGCACAACATCCTTTTCGACACCAACGGCGAGACGCGCGCAACGCTGTCGTCTACCGGTGCATGGACGCTCACCAACGGCACCGTATCGGCAGGCATCGGCTACTCCGTAACGCCCACGCTACAGATCGGCACAACGAGTAGCCATGCCGTTGATCTCTACAGCAACGGCACGACTCGCCGGACCATCAAGGCGGATGGTGCAGTGGTCCGGCAGGTGTTCACGGTTGCTACGCTCCCGGCCGCAGTAAACGGCGGCGAAGCGTTCGTATCTGACGCGACCGCCACGACCTTTGCCAGCATCGTCGCCGGGGGCGGCTCCAACCGCGTTCCTGTCTACAGCGACGGAACGAATTGGAGAATCGGATGAGCCGCATATTAAAACAAGCGGCCGTCGTTCTTGCGCTCATCATCTGCCTGCCGATGGCGGTTTTCGCACTGATCGCCTCGTCGCTGATCGCAACCGTGGAGTCT